GAGCCGAAGCCGGTGACAAAAAACCGATCACCTTACCTGCAAAAGAGAGCAGATCGCAGGCATCCAGGCGCGCAACCTCATGCTCGGTCAGCGCCGGCGAGGTCATTCGCGGCAGCACCTTAATCAGCGCATCGACGTCAGATTGCGCCAACGACGCCAGCGATACCCCGCGCAGGGTCCCCGCATTGGGTTTAGACACCGTCACCTTTTCAATTTTTTGCTCACCGCGCTGAACGGGGCTATCAAGCGTGACGATATGTGGGTTTTCACTTTCGTTCATGGCGGTCTCGTTGATATTTTCCATTTCGTTACTCTTCAGAAAGTTAATTCACCGGCCGGTAATCCCGGCCGGTTAAAGGGTTACAGGCCGATGGCCTTACGGTGTTCTGCCAGGCGATCGACGCCATCGACTTTGAGCACCATGTTGATGATGTCGATTTCGATGATCTCTTTGCCATCAATGGTCAGCTGGTAGTAAGCGCACTCGGTGGACATCTTGGTGGTGCCGCTCTCGCCCTGCTTGTTTTCACCGCCATCAAACTCTTTATGACGGCCGCGCATGACGATTTCGACGGCGGAGATTTCACCGGTATCATCGCGCTGATAAGAGCCGGTAAAGCGCAGCGGCACGCTGTCCGCGCCCGGAGAGGCGTACTGCGCCCACAGCGCGGCGTCCGGCAGACCGCCAACGGTCCACTCCAGCGCCAGGGCATCATCGTCCAGGCCAAGGTCGACAGAGACCGAGCCCGGCATACCGCCGCCGCGATACTTCTCCAGCTTGCGGGTAAGCTTCGGTAGGGTCACAGACTCAACAACGCCCATATAGCTCAGGCCATCGTTGAACATATTCAGGTATTTAAGTTTGCGTGGTAACGCCATGCTTCAGCTCCTTAGCTGTTAACCGAATCTGACAGGTCTGCCAGATAGGTGTCGGTGATGCGCTGGCGCAGGGTCAGATTTTCCAGCGGCGGGACAGGGGTGTAGTCGTAATCGATATACAGTTTCCCCGCTTTCAGGGTTGATGCATCGTTCGACTCAGGGTCATACCAGCAGGAGCCGTCGACGATATAGCCGTTGGTTTTCAGCTCGCGGAACTTGGCGTTAATACCGGAGACGATGTCGCGGATAAGCGTTGGCGTGATGGGTTTATCCATCGCCCACGCGTGCGCTTCCGCCATGGTATCGGCCAGCACCTGTGCGGTACGGGTGTAGTTTTCAAAGACGAATAACGGATCGTCTGAGCAGGTACGGTTACCCCAGAATTTGAAGCCGTCGTTGCGAATCAACGTGGTAACGCCAGCCTGGTTGAGCAGGTTCGCATCGGTAGCCTGTTCCTGCAGATCCCAGGAGACAGAGGCGCTTACGCCCGTAACGCCGTTAACGCCAACGTTTGACAGGGTTTTATGCCAGCCGATTGTCTGGTCGATTTTGGCGCGCAGGCCAAGCGCGCGGGCGGTAGCCCAGGCCGTCGTCGTTGCGTTCGTGGTGGTATCCCATGCCAGAAAATCAGGATGGATAACCATCAGCTCGCGCTGGCTGAAGTTTTTGCGGTAGTCGATCGCTTCAGAGATGGTTTTACAGCCCCACGCGCTGACATAGCCGAACGCTCGCAGGCTCTGGCACATGGCGGCCAGTGCGGTCGCCACTTCCAGAGAGTCCAGCCCCGGCACCCCGAGAATACGCGGCTTAACGCCGGTTACCGTTTTCGCGGTCAGAAGCGCCTTCAGGCCGGTGTACTTACCGTTTTCATCGGTGGTACCGATGATGTTGGAAACGGTCTGTTTGCGCGCCTCTTCCGGGGTTTCCGCGGTGCCTTCGGCCACACGAACAATAACGACAACCGGTTTGCACTGGTCGGCAATCGCCTGCAGAGAAGCGGACAGCGTCCCCGCCTTACCGGCTTTCGCAATCGCGTTTTGCACGTTGGTAATGAGCACGGGCTCGTTTAAAGGAAATGTCTTGTCGTCAGCATCGCTGGCCGTACAGACCATGCCGATGATTGCCGTCGAGACGGTGGAAATGGTGCGGGTGCCATCGTTGATTTCGATAACTTCCACGCCGTGGTGATAGTCGCCCATCCGGTTAACTCCTTCGTTTAGTGGTGAGGCTATTGTCTGTGGAGTGCGTGATTGATGCGACGTATTGGGGTTGGGGAAAGGATTACACAACAAACGAAAAACCCTCCGGATGGAGGGTTTGGGGTCAGGCAGGGCGTTCGGGCCATTCAATCTCTGGTGACATGCTGAGATCCAGCCGGTTTAGCATCACCCGATAGCGTTTCCAGAGTAACAGCATGGCAGCTTCCTCGTCTGCTGCGATACCGAGATCGGAGGCATCCTGGAGGGGGGCAATAACATCCGAAGCTTCGGCAAGCAATTCACCTCTTCTGGTTTCCGCCTGTTGAATTAATTCCTCTCGGGTCAACTGGCGTGGAATAATTTTAGTGCCATTCCATACCCACTCGCCGTGTATATTCAGCCCTTCTGGCACGTCTGTTTGATCAACTTCGGAAACTGACATACCAAGAGGAAAGAGGCGATCAACCTGATTACTGAAAGAGCGAATAATATTATTTTTGTCGTAGCATATCTTTAGGGTGTCGGCCTGAAAGCGTGACATATGGTAATACCAATCAAGTCCCTCATCTGACTGAAGAAATATAGCGTTAAACAAGAATTCTTTAAATTCTGGTTCATACTGAACGAAATTTTTAAGTGTAATCATGCTGTATGACCTACAGTAATCCATCCGATATTAGACATGTACTTCTGAATTGGGCGGTAGAAAATCGTATCGCCGCCGGGGTTTTGACCTTCAGCATTCCACCCCGTCATTGCGCAGCCAGCAGGCACCCGCTGCCAACCGTTTTGCGTAATAATAAATGCCCCCTCCGCCCCCATTGCGACATCACGGACAAAGTATTGCAGCGTCCAGTCCTGTCGTGCATAAGGGCTTAAATCCTGCTGAGGGGGTGGGTTGTTTGATGAGTACACTCGTACCTGGCCGCCAGACTCAAATAGGCCCTGACCTGCAACAATATTACCTCCGCTACCGACCTGTCCAGGAGCATTAAAATTACCGCTAATATCAAATTGGTAATTAACACTGTTTCTGGCATCGCCAGTTAAATTAATAATTGCAGTTCCAAACGCGTTAGTACCCGTGCGGTAAACTCCAAAACTAATTGCTGTTCCGTAACCATGGCCTGCCGTTTCCGAAAAGCCTTTGATAATCGGTAGATAAATAGAATTACCGTTAGGAGACTGATATCCTTTTGGCACCAAAAAAGGTGCTGCGTTGTTTTGATACTGATCGGCAAAAGCACCCGCTCCGTACCAACCGGTGGAGTTCGTCTGGTAGTAAGTAGCATCAGACAAATACGCAACACTTCCGCCATGATTCGTGATGACCTTTGTCCAGCCGCCCCATACACTGTTATCGCCATTAAGAGCACGGAATTTAAGCTGTTTCCCACCATCGCTATAAGATGCAGCGTATTGGACCCGGTAACCGCCAAGCCCGCCAACATCGAGAATCGTCGCCTCATAACCCGGCGAATTGGTTGCATTCGAATAACAAAAACTCACCGAGTTGAACGGCAGGGCATCGGCATTTGAAAGCCCCGTACCGGCTCTTGCAGATACAGATCTGATAGCCACTGCACTGCCGTTAACCAGTAACCGACCAGGAGTAATATCGTCAGGTGCCTCCTGTGCGTTTTTCGTCGAGGCGGTACCCAGGCTATTCCTGAGTTTAATGAGGTCATCGCCGACTGTTTTGACAGCCCTGGGTGTCGCCGCAAGAGACTCGGATGAACTATCAGTTACGCTACTGAGCTGAACAATACCTTTCTGTCCTGTGGTCGCATCCTGAGCCGTATACTTCCCGCTGGCGAGGTCGTAGGCAGCCTTTACCGCTTTCGGTGTCGCAGCCAGCACTTCTGAAGAGCTGTCAGTCGCACTACTAAGCTGGGTAAACCCTTTAGCCGTTAGCGTGGCATCAGGATGGCGACGAGACTGCTCATGCTCTGCGAGCTTGTCATCGACATAATCCTGCGTTGCCATTACCGTTGAGGTGTCAATCGTCAGCTCGACGGACTCTATGTCGCTTACCATGATGACCATACGCACGGTCTGCGCACGCCCAGATCCCTCATCTAACAACGGCTTATAACTTTCCGCCATGTTCCCAACTGCGATCAGTGTCCCCGTGTCATCATAGAGACCCATTTCACGCATCCAGAAACCACCGGTTTCTGGAGGAATGAGAAGTTCGGCTATCACATAGTTACGCTTTTTATTGTCCTGGCTGATTTTATTCAGCCCATGACGCCAGACTTCATTCACCAGCTTCGTCTGCCCGGCATCAGGCACCGGCAACGTGCCGCCACCGTCGCCGACCGCCATCGCCGTAAAATTGACTTTCTTGCCGTTCGGGACGGTCGCTGCTGCCAGTTTTTCGGCACCGGCTTTGGTGATAACCGTTTTATATTTCACTGTCATTGTGCTCTCACTTATCCGGGATAAACCGTGATGATGTCGCCGTCATAGCTCAGGGCCCCGGTATAGAGATAACCCGGAATGTCCTGGATGATATTCAGGCCAATAAGGTGGCGGCTGGCAGGCTTTGCATCGGCAATAAGCCTCTCCATTTCGTAATACATTTCCTCGGTGATACCCGTGTCTAACACGCCGATATCAAGGCGGAAGGTGCCGGGCGGATCGTTGGTTTGCCACCACTCGGTGACGTTAATCAGATAGCCAAGCGGCTCCACCACGCGGCGCACGGCGCCAATCGTTCCCTTGTGGGCATGAATAAACCACGCCGCGCGGATGACATCCCGCTTGGTGGCCTCCGGCCAGTTCTCATCCCAGCGGTCAACCGAAAACGCCCATGCCAGCCAGGGCAGCAGATTCGCCGGGCAGGTGTCAGCACTCCAGAGATGGCGCAGCGGAACGGGCGTATTTTCGATGTCCGCACAGGCGCGCGCCGCCGCCAACTCAAGCGGCGACGAACCAACCGGTAGAAGACGGGTATTACTCATCGTTCCCCCCCACGGTTACGCTGTAGTGGCTGCACCATGAGGCCTGAGTTTCATCAAGCACGATGTCAGCCGCGGGTGCGGTGAGTTCCACGCGCTGCACTCCTTCAACGTGAAGGGCGGCGTAAATGGCGGACTTGCGGATATCGCGTCCAAGCCGGTGCTGGGCCGTGATATAGGCCTGTAGCCGGGCCCTTGCCGCGTTGAGTACCGGCTCACTTTCGGGACCGGGAAAAAGGAAAAGCGATGCTTCAATGCTGTAGTCAACTATTTTGGCCGACTGGACGGTGACGCGGTCGGCGACGGGCCTGACGTCCTCATCGTTCAGCGCATTGCGAACAACGGCGAGCAGCTCCTCGGACGCCACGCCGTTATTCTCCCGGGAAAGCACGGAGACCGTGACGTTTGCGGGCTGTGGGCTAATTACGGAAATGTCAGCGACCCGACCATCTGCACTCCGACCATGGAACTGATACGCGCCCGTCGAACCGGCCACGCTCAGCCCTTCCGGCGCCTGCTGGATGCGCAGACGAAAATCGGTATCGGACTCCATCACGGCCGGAGTGGGCGGGAACGTGGCGTCATCGGCAGGGGTAATGACCAGACGCTGAAGGTTAGCGTTTGCCCCAATCTGGTCCAGATCGCGGCCCGCTGCATAGGCCAACATAACCGCACGCGCAGCCTCATTAACCCGCTGGCGCCAGATAACTTCCCGGTAGGCGTTCTCCTGGAGGAGCTTCACAATCGGCTCGGATTCCAGGGTCAGCGTCCGTGCAATCGCCTCTCGCTCCTCTTCCGGATAGAGGGAGACAAAGGTGGCCTTTCGTTCTGCCAACAGCGTTTCATAATCCACCTCCTCCACGACATCAGGCGCGGCGAGCTGGCTCAGATCAACAATAGCCATAGCGTTTAACTCAGTGAAATGGTGATAGAAAAGGATTGTCCGGAGGTCGGGCGCGTGCCGGTGATATCGACATACAACGTCCCGTCGTTCTCCGAACGCTCGAAAGTGATGGCCGTCAGGCTTATCCGCGGCTCCCATTTCTGGATGGCGGAATAGCATGCGGCCATGATTTGCAGACGCAGCGCCGGACTCTGCGGCCTGTCGATCATCGCCGCCAGCAGCGAGCCGTAATCCCGGCGCATGACCCGTGAGCCGATCGGCGTAACCAGAATGTCGCGCACGCTTTGCCGGATATGTTCAGCCTCTGAAATGCTCAGCCCGGTCTGCCTGTTCATCCCCCTGTAACGCACCGTCATTGTGTCCCCTTAGTCCAGCTTCCGCCGCTTTGCACACTGCCGTGCGCGTGGTTGTCCACCTGCACCCCGTTGGAGGTGAATTTACCGCCGGAATGCTCAATATTTCCGGCCATCACGCCGCCCTTCTGCACTTCAAGAGAGGCGGTAATTAACCTGTTGGTACACACCACTTCAGGCGTATCCAGCGTGATGCGGGACGTTGACGTCACCCGCACCTCCGGCACGGTGGCGGTCAGCGATTCAGAGGCGGTAATATCAGCCGTTTTAATGCCAGCAACCGTCAGCGCGCCGCGCCCGGGTTCGTACTCGATCACCGCCCCGTCAGGGAACGAGACGTGGAACGCGTCAGGTGACCCGGACGGCGCCGGATGGTCGTCAGAGAAAATGCCGGGCAGCACAAAGGCGGTATCAAGCTCGCCGCCGATGGCCAGCAGCAGCACCTGCTCTCCCTCGGAAGGAGCCCACCAGACGCGCGAACGTCCCGCACGACAGGTTAGCCAGTTCAGCCAGGTGGTTTTCATCCCGCCGGTCTGGACACGACAAAGCCCTCTGTTGAGGTCAACATCGGTCACAACACCGATACGAATCAGATTGCGGATCGCGCGAGCGATACCGTTTATGGAAGTTAATGTATTCATGAGAAGAGAATGCCGTTCAGGAAGAACGGCAGCAACGAGACGGGGTTTTCTGCGGGATGATACAACAAGCGGTCAAGACGGCAGGCGAATGGCGGCCTTCAGCGCGGGGAACTTAGTCCTCCCACTGGCTGACCAGCTCGCCGTTGATGTACAGCGCCTTCGGCCGCGTGACGGGCTCCGGCAGCGGCGGCTCGGGGGAATACGTCGCGTGCAGAGCGCCCTGATCCTGGGAAACAAGAATACGCTCGGTTAATTGCACGCTGATGGTGATATCCATCGTATCGTCATCGTTTAAGACGATCGCGAAGGTGTAACCGTTTTTGCGTCCTTCATCGAGGGTAAAAATATCCGGCTGGTTTTCCCGAAGCCAGGCCAGTACCGGGACGAAAAAACCGTCGCTGTCGCCGGTGAAGCCGCTGACCTTCGCGTTCAGCGCATACCGCTTTTCAAAGGAGAGCGAGGAGGCCAGTCGGGCGTCAATATTGCCGCCTCCGACCGACATCTGCAGGCGCTCCGGGTTGGCATTGAGTTGGGGGATCGCGTCAATTAATGCCTGACGCAGGCTCTTGAGTTTGTGCATCGAGTTTATCCTGACAGTCTTTGATGGTTTCAACCTGCAGCGCGCAGGCGATAAGGGCGTATTCCAGCCTGCGAATATCCGCGCTGAGATCGCCGTTAGTGGCGGGCTCGCTTCCCGGCATCGGGCAGCGGCTCACCTTCGGGCAGGCGTTGTAAACAATGGGCTGCGGAGGCGCAGGCGGTGCGGGTGTGCAACCTGCGGACAGCATCAGGCAGCTGAGCGGTATACCAGCGGCGTAACGCTTCATTTTCATTGAGTAATCTCCCGATAGTCGCTTCCCGTCTTGCCCTCTCCTCGCCCGCGGTAACAAGCTCCTCACGGAGCCTGACCTGGGCATTTTCATTTGCTCTGGCCATCCGCTGCGACAGGGACAGCTGCTGGTTAAGCGTGGCGAGGGCCGTTTTTTGCTCGCTGGCGACCCGGTTGGCGTTGGCTAAGGAACGGGACAGGGTCAGGTTGTCATGACGAAGCCACAGCGTGATGGCCAACAGCCCGGCCAGCGCCAGCATGAGGGTTCTCACGGCAGCCCCTTCATACACCAGGCCTTCTCGCGGACGCGACGATTTTCCAGCCCGGCATTTTTGACGCCGTTGACGTACACCCAGCGGGTAAGCTGCCCGCATGCCTGCGGCCACTGTTTGCGTTTGATAAAGGACACCAGCGTCGAACGGCAGGCGGCACCTGCGCCAACATTAAAGGTAAAACTCACCAGCGCGTCGTAGACCCGGGGCGGCATCTCTACCGGCGCACACGCCGCCAGACTCCCCTCAACGTTGAGCACATCAGCGACCAGGTTTACCGCGGCCTCACGCTCGGTAATGTCCCTCGTCGGCACAACGTTTGCCGTGTGCCCAATGCCTGACGTCCATACGCCGGCGCTACACCGGTAGGGCGAAAGGCGACATCCTTCGAGATCGGCAATCAACGCCAGCCCCTCCGGGGACGTTTTCAGTAATCGAAAGTCAGGCATCAGCACCGCCAGGGCCAGCACGCCGGCAACGCTGCAACGCTTAATGATTGAGTTCACGAATGCTCTTCTTATCGAGGCCCAGAGACTGGAGATAGCGCCAGGTTTTTCGCTTAAACCAGTAATTCGTCAGCGCGGTAAAAATGGCGCAAAGACTCCCCACGTACAGCGCGACTTTTTCAGGAGACATCGCCCCGAACCAGGCCAGCGCCACGGCCAGCCAGTAGGCGATAAACGTGGTGATTTTCTCCAGGCTCAGTCCCATAGGTTTACGGATTCTTTTGTGGGGGCGCTATTCACCTCCGGCATCTCTACCGGCGTGCCGTGAGGCAAGATAACGCCTAACTCCGCGAGGCCAGGATTGGCCTTCAGAACGGCTTCCACGACGCCAGCCGTGCGCCCATAAAAGCGGGCGCAAACGGCATCAAGCGTGTCCCCCTGCATTGCATAGATTTTCATCAGACGCTCCCAACATCCGGTTTCCAGGTACAGTAGAGTTTCCCGGGCCAGCAGGCTTTTCGCTATCGCTGTCGGATGGACAATCGCGGGCACAACAGATCGTCCGCGAGCGGCGAAGCGTGATTCAACGGAAGCGCAAAACAGGAATGAGGATGTTGGTACGGGTGATGACGCCGGGGCTAGCGCCAGCTCTCGTCTTCCCAGACTTCCCGGAGGATAGCGTCCAGCGCCTCGCGATCGGCCTCTTTTTCAAGCCCCTGGAGCTCGACCCCCGTCACCGATCCGATTTTCACGTTCACCCGCGATGACGGAAACAGGGATCGTATTCTGCGGGTCAGTTCGCACTGAAAGGCCTCAACGACGGCGTGGCCAATCTGCTGATCTTTATCGAGAGTAATGTTCACCCGAACGTTGCCCTCTTTTTTGATTCGTTCCGGAACAGGCGACGCTGAGAAAACAACGGTAAATGCGTTGTTCTTGATTAAATTTCCCCGCGCAATCTCAGCAATCAAATTCAGGGCAATCTCACGATCTCTTTCCTGACACGTTCCTTCTGTCGTCAGTCGCGCAATCAGCTCGACTCGTTCAATCATGACCTGCTCGTTCAACTCTCTGTCCACACAACCTCCACCACGAGATACTGTATAAACATACAGTAGCACGTATTCATAAAAATAGTGAAGCGAAAAATCAGAACCCTTCACGGTATGTACATGATATGGATGGAGATTAGCGGGCTCTTTGAGCGAAGAGATCCGTTAAATACCCAATACGTTCAAGGATTTTCCGCGCCTTTTGCTGGTAAGAGCACTGTGCCGGAAATAGCGATCCGTCGGCTGCGCCTCTGCACCATTTATCGTTAAAGCGGCTGATGCCTCCCGCCATAAGATGCAGGGCTTCTCCCCGAGTGATGGCTATCCCGGTGGCGAGCCGTATCTCATCGATCACTTTCTCCGGAACTCCGTTCTGCGGGTCGCTCGCGAAGACGACGGGCGACGACGCGCCAGGGTGGATGAATTTGATGCGTTCGGTTAACGCCCGTCTTGCACGTCGGCTTAGGGGTTGAGAAAGATCGGTCTGCGTACAGTTATTGACAGAACTCCGAGAGGATACGGGCGCGTCCTTAAGATCAGCGGCCCGCTTCGGCACAATTTTCCACTGCGTGAGTCGGGTAAAAATCGGGCTGCCCGCGCCAACGGCAGGATCGTACACGCCGCGGATGCGGACCGTTTCCTCGCCGTACTGGTTAAACCCGGCGCGCGGCTCATACAGAGTGCGCACCTGTAAATCATCGCGACGCACAAACGGCCCGCCCTGCGCAGTGACGTAACCCGCCCAGTCCCCGGCGTCGGCAGCCTCATGGACGGCGGCAAACTCAACGCTCAGACCGCGCGCGGCTTCGGGATCCGCCAGACGCCGCAGCTCGCGGTAGACCGTTACCGGCGCGCCGCCGATAAACTGAAACTGGCGAATGTGCCAGCGCCCTGCCCAGGCCGACACGGCGGATGCCGTCTCCTTCAGCAGCCCGCCGCTTTCGCTATCGGTCTCGCCATCGAGCGCATAGCCGTCGATATTCTTTGAGATGTATTTGGCAATATAGCCGGTAGCGCTGCCTTTCTGCGGATCGATCGCGTCCGCGTGAAAGCGCGCCTGTATGGCGCTTTCGCTCTGCAGTTCAGCGCTCTCCTCCTGCCGCGCGTAGTCCCCGATAATCTGGCGAACGCATTCGACATCTTCCGGCAGCATAAACATCAGCATGTGCCAGTGGGGCGTACCGTCGTGATGGGGTTCCGCAACGCGGATACCGAAAATACGGAGCCCCTCACGGTGGAGCTTTGCGCGGATACGCGCCCACAGGCGAGTAAAATAGCCTTGCGTATCCGCCGGACTGGCCCCGTTCCACTTCGCGTTGGGGTAACCTGATTTCAGCGTCGCGTGATACTGCGCGGGCGCGGTTAAGGTATAGAACTCGCCCACATAGCCCAGCGCCTCACAGATATTTTCAAACCCGCGGATGCGGGTCATCAGTTCACAGCGGCGTATCGCCGGGTTAGCCACCGAGGTATCGTATTTTTCAATCAGGCTGATGCGGTTGCCCTCTTCATCTTCCAGCTCCATGCCCTTGAGAAATTCGCGCGTGCGGCGCTTCTGCTCGCGCCACTCGGTCACGCAGCGTTTGCTCGCATACGCCGTTCTCCGTTTGCTGACGTTGCCGAGGGCAATCTGTAAATGCTCGCGCCAGGCAGCCGCGACCCGACGCAGACGCCCGCGCCACCACGCCTCGGAAAACATGCGAATCACCGCCGCAGCAACGTCATCTTTGTCAAAAAACGTCTTCGACACCCGCTCCCAGTGCGGAGGCGACACGTTGAACTGTCGGGCGATCAGTCCGGCGCGCTGATACCAGACGTACAGCGTCTGGTATTCACCCATTTCAGCATCCTTAATATTCGCCAGCTCGCCGCGAATAAAGCTGGCGATATCTGCGGCCAGCAGGTCGACGTCCGCGCGGGACATATCCGGAAGGCGGTTATAGCGGGCAACCAGTTCGACCATCCGCGAGGCGAGGTATTGCAGAAGCTGAGTGTCGAAATGGCCGTCAAACACGGCCCTGGAGACCTCGTCGTGCAGGCCTGTGCAGGCATAGCGTTCAGAGACCCGCCGCAGACGGGGTAACATCCTTTTGCAGAAGCGGATCAAAAAGGCGTTGGCCTGCGGGCTGCCCCGATGCTGTTCGAGGGCGTCAACCGTGCGCCAGACCTCGAAGCGTACGCAGTCGGGCTGCTGTGAGAGAGCCATTCTTGCCTGCAGCAGCGCCGCGAAAAGGCGATCGCGGCGCTGCTGTTGGGCATGGGTGAGATAAGGGCTGCCTATGGCCGACCGCGGGGCATTCCACGGATAAGCAAATGACGTAGCCAACTTATCCTCCCCGGACGTGTTTATTTTTCATCTCCGCGATCTCCTGGCAGGTGACGCACAGGGCCACGCCGGGCACCGCCATTCGGCGCGCCTCCGGTATCGGCGCCTCGCAGTCCTCGCAGAGGAAACGCGAAGGCGATGCGGGTCGTCTTCGGGCGCGATTAATGTATCGCTCTCTGTCCTCCTGCTCGCGCGCCTGCGCAAGATCGATAAAATCGGCCATCAGTGCAGCTCCTGTGATTCACGCTCGTAGCGGGCCGCCTCGTGGCACAGCAGTTCGGCAACGTCTTCTCCGCTCATGCCGGTTTTATAGATATGGCTCGCCAGCGCCTCCAGGCGCAGGGAGACCGCGAGGGCTCGCGCGCATCGTTCCTCCGTTTTTGCCTCCATCAGCAGGCGCTTCAGTTCTTCACTTCCGATCGGATAAGGGCGGTTTTCACTGTTTCGCATCACGCGTTCTCCTTAATTTCAGGCAATAGGGTGCCCGGCGGGTTTACGCCATTAGGTTTTTGGTTGGGTTATATCGGCATGGTCAGCCGTTCAGGAAATAAACTCACAACAGCACGAAAATGGTTCATGGCGTTAATCAGCGCCCGTTTCTCTTCGGTCGTCAGCTCGCTGATATCGCACTCATGACGGGCGACGGGCAATCTCGCCAGGAAAAAGATGGCGGCCAGCGCCCTGCTGTTCTCCTCAAAGCAGGGGTCGCGCCTATCGCGCAGCTCGGCCATAAACCGCGCCAGCTCTTTCCCGCTATCGCTCCCGTATCGGGCGCGCAGCTCAGCGACGTGGTTAAGCCCGTTAAGACGCGCTCCCACGCTAAGTGGAACCCTTGCACGGGCAGCTTCTATCGCCATATCTCCCCTCGCGTAAATTCACGCACGCTAATGCGCTGATAACGGGCACAGCACGGCTTTTTCCGCCGTTTGAGGATTGCGAT